ATATATACGGAAATAGCCAGACGTTTGGTGGACCCCTCTTTCTCGTTTCCTGAAGGAGGGCAAGCCCAACGCCAACTATCCAAATTTATTGTTGACTTTACACAAATATGCGGTGGAGAATTTAATATTTCACGGCTTGTAGATTATTGTGTGTTTCAGCTTCATAAAAATAGAAACGCCCAATATCAACGGACATTGGCCCCAAAAGCATTTGGTCCTACAGCTCTTCAAAAATATCTATCAATGTATTCTAAGTCTAAGGTATATTCCGAAGACAAATGGTTATCTGAAGCCCAATTGACCAGAGAGTATCTGAATTCATTAGTTAACAAAAGGGAGCATCCTCAAGCTAAATATATTTATATGCCTTCTGAAGAATGCACCAAAAAACGTGGTATTAATACTGATATTGGTTTTGTCATCTGCTCCACATCTACTTTAATGTGGAGTCCGTTCTCTCCGGCATGCCAAATGTGTACGAATGTAGAGAAATGTAAACAAGAGACTGCAATCAAATATCCGGAATTATACCGAATAAGACTCGAAGAATATGGCAAAAGAAGATAACGTATTAACAGAAGATTTTTTGTTTGAATTGTATTACGCATGCTTTGCACACGATTATGTATGCAACTTAGTATGCGAACACATGCAAAAATCATATCTGCCTGATAAGGCTTTTCAAGCATTACATGAATGTTTGCGTAGATACTTCGTAGAACACAAATCTGCTCCCACGTTAAACATTATCAGCCAAATAGTGTCTATCAACAGGGAAGTGTCTGCTTTATTAGAAGATATAAAGGATTGTGCAGAAGGTGTTGAACCGGATGTTGTATTAGAGCAATTTGAAAATTATTTGAGACAAGTAAAATTTCAAAAGACTTACAAAGAGGTCGGTGAACTATATGCAAAACAAGATCGTAACAAAGCAATCAAGTTACTCCAATCATTTGCTGAATGGCAGAATAATTTTACTTTACGCCCAAACTCTTTCATTGATGTAGCAGAAACTTTTGAGTCACGCTTTAAACGTAACCGAGAAAAGCACAATCAAGAAGCAAAGCTAAAGCCTATCACCAGATTTTACATAGACGGCTTAGACGAAATGAATAGCGGGCGCGATTTACGTACACAGCTTACGTGTTTTTTGGCTCCCACAGGAGTTGGAAAAAGTCATGCTGCACGTTGGATAGGCAAATGCGCATCTCAAATAGACGGCCTCAATGTACTACACTTCCAGCTCGAAGGTTCTGAGGATGAAGTGGTAGATGCGTATTCTGCATCACTTGTATCTTGTAATTCCTACCGATATAGTACCGGAACTTTAAAAGACCGGGAGATAGAACGAATGATACAAGAAGTAAAGGCCATGTCCGGCACATTGAAAGTAAAGTCTTTTCCAAAATTTGCTAACCAGGTATCAACAATCGATATAAAAAACGGAATAACCGAATACAGAAAACTATATGGAGTATCACCGGATGTAGTGATTATCGACTCTATGGATCTATTGACGGATTCCAGCGGTAGAAAATGGTCAGAAAATGGTGAACGGCATAAACGTGTTGCTGTAGCAAATGACCTGAAGGATTTGGCAGGAGACGAAAATGTATGGATGGTTGTGACTTATCAGGCAACTATAGAAAATAGGGATTGGCTTAATGATGAGCAGAATGTATTAACAGAATACAATTGTGCGGAGGCTAAGGGGTTATCTCGGCCTATTACCCACCTTATAACGCTTAATCAAAGTACTAACGAAATGCGCGAAAATACAATGCGTTTAAATGTTGCTAAATCACGTTTCTTTAAAAAAGGAGACCCGTTCAAAATCGCTACTGATTATGAGAATGAGCGCTTCTATGATAGAGAAAGAACTTTGAATATTACCAAGGTAGCATAATATGGAACTGAGTAAAGAAGAAAAAGAGCATATAATTCAAGAACTTTCGATTGAATTGCATGCAAAGCCTGATGGCAGCGGAAAAAATTTGATTGTTCCTCAATGTCCTTACTGTGGACACGAGGGAGGGAAATACGGTATATATATAGGTAAGCCGACCGAAAGGAAAAAGCCATTCATGGCTCATTGTTTTTCATGTGGGCATTCAACTCAAACATTAGATCAGCTATTGACAGATATAGGCCGCCAGGATCTGATTGTAACGGAGACATTTGATTTAAACGGCGATAAGCATATCAATAGTTTCTCTTTTTTAGGAGATGAAGAGAAAGAAATAGATGATTCTCTTTGTATAGTAGAAATGCCAGAATATTACAAACGTACTCATTTTAACAAGTATTTAAATCAAAGGGGGTTTACAGAAGATGATTACGAATATTTCCCAGTCGGCACCACGCGTCACATGAATTTTAAATTTGATGATTATGTAATATTTCCCATTATAGATACTGGCGATGTTGTTGGTTATATTTCTCGTCATATTTGGAATAAAACAGACATTGATGAGTATAATAGGAAAGCAAGACGTAATGGAAAATTCCAAATCATGCGATATAGAAACAGTACTGAAAATGATTTTGTCAAGTTACTGTATAATTACGATACTATAATCGAAGGAGAAACCGATACCGTAATTCTTGTAGAAGGGGTATTTGATGTTATATCCCTAACCAGAAAACTAAATCTATACAATAACACGCATATAGCAATTGTTGCCACTTTTGGAAAGAAAATATCTGATATACAAATATATAAACTGCAATCAAAAAGAGTACACACAATTGTCATAGGGTACGATGGAGATGCAGTTGATGCCATAAAGAAAACAGGAGAACGGCTAAATGAATATTTTGACTGCTATATTGCTGATATAGAAGATTCAAGCCAAGATTTTGATAGTATGGACTTTTGGGAGATATACGATACGTTTGCCTTCAGGCTTAAAACATTAACAGAATATAAATTAAATAAGATTCAAATATGAGTTCTGATTTATTAGATTGGCTAAATAACAATAAGATGTGTTTCAACATCTTAGATGAGGACGTGATTGAAATCATAGGTTTCGGGAAAATGTATTATGAAGATACCGGTATGATAAAGTCTATTTTTCGTACCGATGCAGACAATAACGTTAAATTCAACACAATGGAAAATATTCAAACGCTGCAAGATGAGGGCATAAATTACATTGTGTTTCAATTTGGTGATAACTGGTATTATTATGACATCAGGAAAGATTTTGAGTTTCAAATCCTAAAATACATAGGGAAAAGAAAAGAGCAGATTCATAATCAAGAATTTGTTAATTTGGGAGTACATACCCCTTTTGAATTACTAAATGGCAGTTTCTCACTAACAGAATGGATTAAAAAAACCAAACATTTAGGTCAAAAGGCATTGGGCATTTGTGATTATAATACAATGGCAGCAACCCTTATTCTTCAAAAAGAATGCGAAGTGGCCGGAATTCAATGGATATTTGGGTATTCTCTTACATTTACTGATGGCATCGAAAAAATAGATGCCAAAATATATTGCCAATCACAGCAAGGGCTTCAAAACTTACTCAGAATACAAAAATGTATAAACGTGGATTCTGAAAACAAAATTATTGAACTGCAAGACCTTTTAAAATATGGAGCTGGCAACATAATTGTGTTCAGTAAATATTCATCATTTTGGCTGAAACAAGTTTGGGATAGCCTTGATATGTTTTTTGAGCATTTTGACGATTGTTTTTACCAATTAGATTTATCTGAATTTAAAGCAGAGCGTATTGACATTAAAGTATTAGATGCCACTAAATATTATTTCGACCATATATACTACACGGGGGAACTGCCTCCAGTATTGATATGCGACTGCTATTACCTGGATAAAGATGATGCCAAAAACAAAATTATTCTAAATAAAATAGCTGAAGGTGCTGCCCACGAACAAAGTGACGATCAATATTTCAAAGATTTGGACGAGCACTGGCAGACCATATCGTCTTTATTTGATGAAGATAAATGGGATGTGGAAGGTATATTTAATTGGGCATGTGAAAACACAGTCCAAATAGCCAATGGGGCAAAGGCCAGATATGAAACAGACCGTAATTTCATGCCGCAATATGACATGACCAATTACGAAAAATCAAAATATGCCAATCGGCATGAGATGTTTTTGAGTCTGCTTAAAGAGGGCTTCAACAAATTGGTGCCTAAAGGAAAAGAAGAAATTTACCGTAAGCAGTTAGAACATGAGATATATGTTTTAGAATCAACCAACAATGTTGATTATATGTTGGTGCAATACGATACGGTAAATTGGGCAAGAGAAAACGGCATCTTAGTAGGTTGTGGGCGTGGGTCTGCTGGCGGATGTTTAGTTTTATATCTGTTGGGTATAACCTTGATAGACCCAATAAAGTACAATTTGCTATTTGAACGCTTCCTACTTCCAGAACGTGCTGGGCTATACCCCTCTGATGTAACGGTAATAGGAGAAGATATAAATTCTAATCAATATGTCGAAGTAACGCTGGAAAATCATAAAACTTACAAAATAGATAAGGACGCCCAATTGGTTGTAAAACGCATGGGAACAGACGCACCTATTGTTGTGTATGCAGACGAGCTACAAGCTAATGATGATATTCAATTTGATAATCGAGATCTTTTATTTACTCTAAATGAAATTTAATTATGATTCCAATTTTAAGAAAAGTAGGATGGGAGCTTAATCCCAACGACAAGGTGGTTAACAAAATCTTATCCATGTGTGAGAAGAACAATGGTATGTGTCCATGCCATAATACCGGCGAAGACACCAAGTGCCCCTGTTCTGATTATAGAGAAAAAGATATGTGTCATTGTGCTTTATATGTAAAAATAGAAAAATAAGTAAATATGGAAGATATGGTTTTGACTGAAGATATGGAACTTGTTATGAACCTTGTTCAAAATACACAAGACAATGTGTTCATAACCGGTAAAGCTGGTTCTGGAAAAACTACGTTTTTAAAATACCTCATTGAACATTCTGGAAAAAAATGTATGGTAACCGCCCCAACGGGAATAGCAGCTATTAATGCTGGAGGGGTTACATTACATAGTTTGTTTGGTATTCCTTTTGGTCCCATCACCCCTTACGACCATCTTGAAAATAAATTTTCAGAATACAAGGTAGAATTGCTATTACAAATGGAGGTACTTATCATTGATGAAATTAGTATGGTACGTCCCGATATACTTGATGTCGTTGACCGTAAATTGAGGTGGGTATATGAAAGCGATGAACCGTTTGGCGGTGTGCAGATTGTTATGTTTGGAGACCTTTTCCAATTGCCTCCAGTAACAAAAAGCCAGGAGATTAAAATTTTATCTAACTTTTATGATGACTTTTTCTTTTTCAACGCTTTGGTTTTTAAACGGACAGGATTTCATGTCGTAGAACTAACAAAAATATTCAGACAAACGGATCCAAAATTTATTAATATCCTCAATAACATTCGTAACTATCAGGTTACTTCCGATGAACTGGAGATATTGAGTGAATTAAGGGATCGTCAAATTAGCAAAAACTATGATGGTGAATATATCCATATTTGTACTCATAAGGCTGAAGTTGAAAAAATAAATGCAGATAAATTGGGTAAGCAAGATATAAAGACTTATGAAGCAACTATAAAAGATAAATTTCCGGAATCATCTATACCTTGTGATTTGCATTTAAAGTTACGTGTTGGCGCGAGAGTTATGTCATTAGTCAACGATGCACAAAAAGGATATTACAACGGAATGTTAGGGGTTGTAAAAGAACTGAAAAACAATGTTGTAACAGTCTGTATGGATAATGGTCAAACTATAAAATTCGAGCGCCACACATGGAGCAATACTCAATATATATTAAAAGAAAATGAGATTGTAAAAGAAGAAATAGGTTCGTGCACTCAATTTCCCTTAACGTTGGCTTGGGCAATAACCATACACAAAAGCCAAGGGCTTACCTTTGATAAAATAGCTATTCACGTATCTCGTACCTTTTGTCCGGGGCAATTATACGTAGCCCTTAGCCGGTGTAGAACTCTGGAGGGTATCATTTCGGATGCTTTCATCACTAAACGAATGATTATTCCTGAATATGCCCTGATTGATTTTGAAAGGGCATATAAAGCAGAAGACAACTATTATGGTAAACGATTAAATTAATTAAATATGAAAGTCATATCAGTTAAGCACAAAACATCTTCAACAAAGGTGAAAGCCATAGATTGTTTTGTAGACAGCGGTTATTTGCAAGGTCCTGGTGGTTCTCTTCCAGATGTTGACGTCGATTTCCAATCAGACCGGAGACAAGAAGTAAAGGAATACATTGAACATCGGTATAATCATAACGGCAAACAGCGTGTATTCTCTGCCGGAACTTTTACAACATTAAAATTAAAAGCGGTATTAAAAGACGTAGCACGTGTACACAGGGTGCCGGTAAATATTGTTAATTATATCACAGCTATATTTGAGGATGACAATATGAATTGGACAGACCTGTTTACAATGGCTGCTACCAATAAAAAGGTACATAGTTTTATAATGGAATATCCACAAGTAATTGAAGATATTCGTACCTTAATGGGGCAGCCTCGTTCTTCTTCAGTTCATGCTTCTGCACTACTTGTGACTCCAGATTATAAAGATGGACAAGAACTTGAATGCTTTGATTTTACCCCCATCAAGAAAATAGATGGTATGCTAATTTCTGAATTTGACGGATATTCTTTAGACGAACAAGGATTGCTAAAAAATGACTGTCTCGGTATTAAGGAGCTGTCAAAATTACAAGCTGTTATTAATATTTGCAATGATAAATATCATGCCGGTATAACCTTTCAGGATATAGTGCAAAGCGGATTGGACGATCCTAAAGTGTATCAATTGCTACAAAAGGGCTATACTCAAAATGTCTTTCAGTTTTCCTCAAAAGGTATGACTAAATTTTTAGTTGGTATGCAGCCTGATAAAATTGAAGATCTAATCGCAGCTAATGCCTTATTCCGTCCAGCAACATTAGACTCCGGTTCAGCAAATAAATATGTGGATTGCAAGTTAGGGGATGCTGCTCCTGTGTATCTTTGGGGAACTTACAATGCCATGAAGAATACTTACGGCGTACTGTGTTACCAAGAACAGTTGGCACAGATTGCACGTGAAGTTGGAAAGTTCAGTTTAGGCGAAGGCGTTAAATTGGTGAAGCTTATATCCAAGAAAAAAGTAGACAAGATTCTTGCCTTACGAGACAAGTTTATGGCTGGAGCATTAAATAACGGGTGTCCCAAAGAAGATGCAGAAGCAATATGGCACATGTTTGAGGTTGCCGGCTCTTATCTTTTTAATAGAAGCCATGCCACTGCTTATGCAGTTACAGCTTATGCGGGTGCCTATCTGAAAGCCAATTACCCTACAGCATTTTATACTATAGCTCTTCAATGGGCAAAAGATGATGAAATACCCACATTAATGAGTGAAATGGGGCTATGCAGCAACGCCAAAATAGTGCCACCAGACATAAATGTAAGTGGTGGAACCTTTTTTACTGATTACAAAACAGACGAAATCTTTTGGTCCCTTTCTCGTATTAAAATGTTGGGGGCAAAGGCAACTGAATGGATTGTTAACGAACGAGACTTGCGTGGAGAATTTACTTCCATCGAGAACTTTATAGAAAGAATATTTAGATATAAACTGAAAAAATATCAATATTGGGATGATCCGGATAACGCAGATGAAGCAACCAAATGCCCCGTCAATGCAAGGCATATTCGCCATTTGATATTAGCCGGATGCTTTGATAAGATAGAAAACGCACAATCTGTTATAGAACGATATGCTATTTTAGAAAAAGCAGCACAATGCTTAGGGTTTAAGATTGCAGAAAAAGATATTCCAGAAGATTTAAGAGGCAAGCATTATTTCTGGAGTCAACAGCAAATTGCTGTCAGTGGCATTGGTGCCATTGATTATAAACGTATTTATGATAATTCAGAAGCAAAGCCTAAAATAAAAGGAAAAGCATCTTGGGCACTTTTAAAAAATATACAAAAGGCAGATTATGATGGGAAAAGGGTGGCTGTTTGTGCCAGTATTGTAGATATTGAAGAGAAAAAATTCAAAGACAAGAAAACAGGAGAGAATCGTATTTTTTGCAAATTATTATTACAACAAAATAATGATTTGGTGGAAATGATTATTTGGAATGATGAATGGGTTAATGTCCGGGCAATACTGTGCAAGGGCGGTCCTCTTGGAAGTGCAAAAAATAAAATGTTAATATGTTCGGCACAAGTAAGACATAGTGATTTTACAGGTAAAAACAATCTTCAATTATACAAATCTTCAATTATAGATATATTATGAAAATAGAAATAAACATGCCTATTGTCATTGCCATTGTTGGACCATCAGGAAGTGGCAAAACCACAATGGCAAACATTATGGCCGAAAACGGCATCCCAACTATTGTATCATTCACAACGCGCCCAATGAGAGATGGGGAAACAAATGGGAAAGAGCATTGGTTTGTTACTCCTGAAGATAAGCCTGACGCGTCTGAAATGATAGCCTACACTAATTTTGGAGGATATGAGTACTGGGCCACGTTACAACAAACGAAACATAAAATATGCACCTATGTTATTGACGAGAAAGGATTGATATATTTGAAAGAGAAATTTCCAAACTCATTTATTGTGTTTTCTGTATATCTTGACCGAAACATTAATGATCGTATTGGTTGTGGAGTTGATGAAAAACGATGTAAACGGGATTCAGACCGTACCGAAATACCATTAAAGGAATACGGTTATATTATTCACAATAACTATTCCCTTGAAGAATTTGAAGAAAAAATCAAACAACTAACAATAGACTTATTAAAATAATATGGCAACTTCGAATAATGAAAAGCAGATTATCGTAGCTTTTACTTTAGACTTTGAAACTGGCGGATTAAACTGTCAGGATTGTGCTTGTACTCAAATTGCAATTCATGCGGTACGCATAGACACTTTTGAAACTATTGATAGATATGTAAAATATATATATCCATACAACCAACAGCCAGATAAGGGCGTATCTAAACGCAAGGTACTAAAGAGTAAATTTGATAAAGACGATGAAGTTCCAATGAAATACGAGGAGAAGGCTCTAACATATTCTGCTATCACTATGGATATGTTAAAATCACTTGGTGTAGACATCAAAGTTGTTGCATCTGAAGTAATTGAATTCATCCGAAAAAATACATTATAAAAAGGACTAAACAAAAAACCTTTCTTGATAGGACAAAATATTGGGTTTGATATAGGGTTTATGCAACAATTGATGGAATATGGGGGGCAAATGAAAGAGTTTGCAAAACTAATGAGGGGAGCAACCGATTTTTATGGACACTTCCAGCCCTTATACATAGATACCATTGTTTTGGGACAATTAGCTTTATCTCATTTAGAAGATATGACAAGCTACAAGCTGGAAATAATGGCTGAAAAGTTTGGGATTGAGTTGGATGATGCTCATGACGCGGATGCGGATGTAACAGCAACCACCAACGTGGCAATGGTATGCACTAAAAGAATGCGTAACGCTTGCGGTATAGATGGTGATGGTATGGTTATGACCAAAACCGAAAAATCACGTATTCATTTTAAAATATAATGCAATGACTACAGAGGAAAAAAAACAACAAGCTAAAATGGCAGGTTTAGAACCAGAAGTGGTCTTTAATACTCTTTCCGATAGAGTAGTGTGTGCCGTAATGACAGAGGACACTCATGAAACTATTATGGAAATATCTGGATATGATTTACAATTCAAGTTTAACCGGGATAAATTAAAGAACATTGCTGACGTGGAGAGTTTGTTGGATGGCATTAAAGATTTGTTTAGGCAAATCGTGATGAAAAATTTATTGGAAAGTAATTCTTAAAAAACAAACTTATAAAGTATTAGCTGCCTATTCTTATATAAAAACCAAGCCCAGTTGAACATATCGGCTGGGCTTTTTTTAAATGCAATAGGATGGAATTAAGAAAACCAGAATCTTTAAATAAACAGGAGATTGATTTTTGCGAACTATATGTTTTAGGCCGTGATCCTTATGTTGGCAATGAAAAAAAATGCTACGAGGATGTGTTTGGCGATTCCAGTACAATAGTTAGAAAAAAAGCTAAAGAGCTGTTGAATCGGGAGGATATACAGAACTATATTGTACAGTTGAGGGCCATTGCGAATTATGAAACTGTAGATATGAAAGCTCGCCTAACAGAAAAATTACTGCAAATTGTAGATGAAACTTCCAAAGCTGTGTATACAGATAGGAGAGGAACGAAGCTTTCACCTGCACCATTACGTTCTGTGGCCGTAC